TCCTCTTCGTCGTCGTCCTCTTCCTCAACCTTATCCAGCTCTTCTTCGGCTTCACGAAGTTTTCTGGCGATTTTACGGATGGACTCGCAGGTCTCGCCATCTTCGGCTTCTTCGTCGGCTTCCTTAAGCTTTCTCTTAAGGGAACGGAACATCTTACGGGATTCCTGGATTGCATCCTCTTCTTCGTCTTCGTCAACCTCTTCCTCGTCGTCCTCGTCTACCTGATCATCAGGTACCTCGGTTTCTTCCAGGAGGCGCTTTGCAGACTTGATAGAGCGGTTTACCTTCTTAAGGGATTCAACAACCTCTTCGTCGTCGTCCTCGTCTACTTCAACGTCACCAAGTTCGTCCTCGGCTTCCTTAAGCTTGCGGTAAACCTTCTTAAGGGACTCAACGCATTCATCGTCGTCAGCTTCCTCAGCCTCGCGAACAGCACGGCGAACCTTCTTGAGGGCTTCAACAACATCGCCTACTTCCTCAACATCACCCTCTTCCTCAACCTTGTCAAGTTCCTCCTCGGCTTCCTTAAGCTTTCTCTTAACAGCCTTCAGAGATTCCTTAACATCGTCGGTGCTTCCTTCGATCTCATCTTCCTCACGGAGCCAGTTACGCATTGTAGAGGAAAGGGATCTCACATTTTTATAGCTTCTAGCCATTTGAATTTCTCCTTTAATAATTGATGATTCTTTTAATGCTTTTTCCAGACGACCGCGAAGTGAATTTGAAAATTCCTCGTAATCCTCATTTTTTAAAACATTATATAAATTACCCATTTATTTATAACCCTTGTTTTTCGACCATTATGGGTTTGAATATCCCTTTGGTCGAAAAAGGGATTCCCAAAAACTTGTTTGTAACCCTACCGGGGTTCCACCCACCTTTGGAGGGTTACTTAAAAATCAAATTTTTAGCTCTCCATGTCTGAAGGGCTTTCGCTGAACCTTGAAAATGCTCCAACTTCAACCTTGCAATATCCAACAGGTATTTAGGGTCAACTACCACACCATGTGAGGACATCCGGGACATAATGTACAGGTGGATACAATTCCTGTATCGAGGTTGTGTCAATAAGGGTTTAAGATCGTCATAAGTAAATTTTAAAGGTGTATTTATGGAAAACCCTTTTTTATTCACCTTTATTATTTGCTCAATAAGGGCGATCCTATCCTCCATATTTATCCAGTGGAAATTGCATCCTAAAACATAATTTCTTGAAACCCCAAGCACAATAATAAGGGGTTTATAGTCCCAAACGTTTACCCTGTCCTTTGGATTATATTCGAAGAAGCATATCGCCCCCTCCCCAACTTTCTTTTGCACCATCAATTCGCGCAACTTTATGGGATTTTTTAAAAGCTCAGCCACCACCTTCTTGCCATCCTGTTTGGAGAAAGGATTGAGCTTTTTAAAAAACGCTTTAAGTCTATCCAAAGGACCCATTTATTTATAACCCTTAATTTGCGGTTCGTTTAATTACGGTACGCTACATCATTCTCTGTTGGAGCCCGGGCGTCGGTCACATTATCATTTTCAGGATCATTACCCATACCATATGTAAAGTACGAGTAAGCCCATTTAACATCAAACTCCTCGACGTCAGAGGCTGACCCACCATTAAATTCGATGGAAGAAACTGACGTGACAAAACAATCATGGTAGGTCACAGCGTTGGTCGCATTATTAGCACTATCCAGTTGTTCCACCCTTATGTCAGCCATAATCGCATCCAGGTTCCCGGAGGACGAATTAGCAGGGATATGGTCGATCGCATTTTTCCACGCCATGAAATCATTTCTCATTTTGTGGCCCTCGTCGTTATAGAAAGTCGCACTGAACTCTCCACCATTTTCCCCCTGCTTTGGAAGCTTGAAGGTTCTACCCTGTGACTTCACGTCAGAAGTTTGAAGGGTCGCTTCCGGGAAACCATTACACTTATTACACAAAACGGCGTAGGCGTCACCATTGTTATAAGTGTTCATAACCCCGGAGGGGAAGTTAATGTATATTCTGTATTTATTACTCCTGGCGCCTATCCCAAGGTAATTTTTAAGCTTTGCAATTTCATTCGCCATAAGAAAATTCCTCTTTTATATATTTATAACCCTATGGTTTTCCATGTTGTAAAGGCGAAGGTGAGGTCATAGTTTAAAACGTCCCCAAGTTCAGCTTGATACTTAATCTCAGAGATACCCACCAAAAACGCCTCCTCGTACTCAACCCCAAAAACCCGGTTCCCCTCCCCATCAAGTTGATAAACGCATATCGATCCTTGATAAAAATTAGGACTCGTTTTACTCTCCATGTTGTCCACCATGTCGACCCATTTTTCAAGGGTTTTCCTTATGGACATTGAGGAGTCCTCATAAACCGAGACGTTGCAGGCATTTGTAAAATCCAGTTGCGACCTAAAAACCACGGGTCTCCCATGGAATGAAACCATTTTTGTTTTAACATCCTTTTTAGGGATGGTTGCGGACTTTGCTAGGATCCGCAATTTCCTTGTAAACTCGGTATCAAAAAGGTTTTCCGGGGGAGTTATTATCACCTCATATTTATGTGAGAATAATCCTCCACCCTTGTATTGTGCCTTAATGTCTGAAATGGTTACAATGCTCTTACCGGATGATTCTATCATTTACTTCCTCCGGGTTTGCTCTCAAAATACGAATACTTAAACTGGACCTTAACCGTCATCATTTCGTCCTGATCACTGTACTGCGGGTCCGTCGTTGAAATAGGGAAGACATTGTGTAGCACATAGTGGGCGGTCCACCCGGATACAGTGTCCGGCATTATATTCGCATTAAAATCAAACTGGTACAAGTCAACATCCACGGTCATGTAGGGGTCATTAAAGGAAATTGTCCCTCCAGGTATTTTAATCGTCTTGACAAAATCCTCCCCATTAGCCGACGTGTATTGCCCCCTTGCCCCATACGCTAATATCCAGTCATCAAAAAATTTTTTGATTTCATGGTTTTCATCCAGGTAAAAGTCAGCATCCCAATCATGGTTTGTCTCAGAGTTAAGGGGTAAAGGGATCGTAAACCCCTTATATTTAAAATCCATGGTTTTTGCTTTCGCCCCCGGAGAACCACAGGATTTACATGTCGTTGAAAGTCTCTTTTGGAAATCAGAGGAACCATTTATATTAAACACAACATTATACTTATTGCTCCTCGCACCATCCCCAATGGCTTTTCTTAACAGCTTCGCATAATCGGGCATACCCCCTCCTTTTCCCCTTTATTTATAAATAAGAAAAAAGGAGGAAAAATGATTTCCCTTCATAATGCCATTTCAAAAATTTACAATACCAAGTGGTCCTTAAACTCTAATTTTGCAATCCAATTTACCGGGACTGCTGGAGGGTTATGGGAAAAAACCTTTGGCAATGTTGATTTTAATTTATATATGAAGAACTTTGAGCTCCCCCAGTATGGTTCCTCTGAACTGATCGAGGAGTTTATAAATGATCGCTATAGGATGGCTCAAGGCATATACGATGTAACCACTGTCCAGGTGACATTCAAGGATTTTGATAACTTCTCCCTTTATAGGAAATTCCTGAGGTATTTGGTGGAGTCAAAAAATAAATACTTTGACGAAATATCCTTCAGCATTGACATATTCAAACTTCCGGACCATCCCGGACAAACAGAAATGAAAATGGCGACCATTGAAAAATGCGCCCTTAAGTTCGTCAGTAAAATAACGTTGGATAATGAGAACGGGGGGCAAATAGGAGAATTTGATATAAACATTAAATCAGCCAAAGTCCCTACCATGTACACTTAAAAGGAGTTTTTTATGATAAAGGAAATTGAATTAAATGGGAAGAAAATTCGCTTTAGAAAATGGAAGGTAAAGGATAAACGCAATTTGGACAAGGCACAAACCACCCCGGAACGTCGCCAAATTTTTGTTTATGATTGCCTCGAAGATCCAAATACCCCTTTGGATATTGAGGAGTATAATTATGTTTTGGCTTGCATAAGGGATTTTTCCTTACATACCCCATTGAACTATGAAGTTGAGTGTCCGGACTGTCACCATAAAATTCAAATGGGTCAGACAGCGCTTCAGGTTGTTGAACCTATATACGCCCGGTATTCCCTTATTGAGTTTAAGGGGCACAGCATTGAGGTTGGTGGGATAAGGGACAAACAGACCTATGAAAACGCAATCCTTAAGGCTGTTACAGCGATGGAACGCTACATAACTGACTTCGCCCTCCATATCCTTAAGATTGACGGGAACGATGTTACAAGCATTGAGGAAGTCGTTGCGTTTATTGAAAACCTGGATGTAGACGACTATGAGTCGGTTTTTGAACAATGGGACTCCATGAGATTTAAGTGCAATGTAATCCACCCTGTGGAGTGCCCGGAGTGTAAAAAGACCCACGATATAGACTTCTCAGACATGCCTACATTTTTCCCTGCTTCCTGGGGCATTGAATGAAACAATATCTCCACCTTGATCGTGACTACAGGATTTCCGGGTACAACACAGAAACTGAACTCGAGGTCCTGGAGTTTTTGTCATTTTCAAGTTTTGAATCTGACTCTGAGTACGAACCCATGGTGGATCACGTTTTGGAAAAATGTGTTGAGGGGTATTCCCTTAATACCCCTAAAATCAATAAAATTTTGATGCTATGGGCAGTGAGGATTGCAACATTAGGGAATGAAGCAACGATCTCGTTTAAATGTCAGGAATGCAAACAAAGACAGGACCTTACCATCGACCTCCAGGAGCTTGTTACATTCCCCACCATGTTCTCTGAAAAGATAAAAAGAAAAATAGTCGAGTCCTCCTCAGGTATAGACCTTACTGAGGAAATAAACGATGAAATGGAAATAGAAGAATACGAGGACTTTTTAAGGGATATTTCCAATTATTATGTTTTATATAGCCATAAATTTTCCTTTAAATGCCAGTATTGTCACCATGAAAACTTTACTGACTTTATATCTTTTAAAAGCGCACTATCCTTTTTAAGTGAGGATTCCTACAC